GATCTTCATCTGCAATTACAGAATCTCCATTATCAAAAGATACGCGGTAACATTTATGATTTTCCATAATTTCTGTTATCGTTTTTACTTTAGTTATTTTTCCATTGGATCCTAAAATTTCATCACTTATTTTTAAATCGCCCATTGTTGTCCAACCATCTTTGGTTGGAATTGGTGTATCTAATGAAAGTGCTTTTCCCGATTGCCTAGGGAAAACTGCTATGGTAAATCGTTCTTCATGTACGGTTTTAATTAAGTTGGCTTGAAATTTCCATAATTTAAAATCAGTTACACCTTCATCGATTGTAACGACTTGAATATATTTGGTAATAAAATATACAGGATCTTCTTGACACTTTTCCAACTCTGAAATCCGTTGGTCTGTCCATTGGATTTTTACATTTGTGTCTTTTAATGCCGGATTTCCTAAATAAGTTGACATTCTAAATCATTTATCCAATAACTAAATAATACCAACTATAAGTTGTTGTTCCACCTAATGCAACCGCATTTGATTCAATTATAAATCCGAAAGTACTAGCACTTGAAATAAATGGAGTTGCTGTTGTTAAAGCGGCCGCGGCAGCATTACTTGGTTCTAATATAACCGCTGATGGTGTGTTTGTTAATGGAATTCCAAAAGTCATAGTAACAATTGGTGCAGCGGTTGCTGGACTAGATCCAGTAGTAACTAAAATATTTCCTGCCATATCTGTTCCTGATAAGGTTTTAGATCCGGCAGAACCAGCACCAGTTCCTAAACTTAAAGAACCACTTGTTCCTCCACCAATAATTCTAGCAGTAATATTTCTTGCCAAAAAATCACCATTTATATCACGTTCAATTAATGTGAGCGGAGTATTTATATTTGTTGCCGCGTTTGCTAATTTAGTTGCTGCAATAGCTTGAGAAGCTGATACACCAGCGGTACCAGAACCCCCAATATATGCAATAGAAGGACTAGGATAATTACCTGTTAAATCTCCACCAGCAGTACCAAATGATATTAATGTATTTGTAACAGCCGTTACACGTCCTTTAGAATCGGTAATAAAAACAGGAACATGTGTGGTATCTCCAAATGTTCCAGCAGAACCTGTAGCGATTAATGTGGGATTTGGAAAATTACCAGTTAAATCTCCACCCGCACTACCACTTGGAGTAGCACCTGAAATTACCGCACTAGTAAGTGCTGTTATTCTGCCTTTTGCATCAACAGTAATGACAGGAACTGTAGTGCTACCACCAATAGGTCCAGCGGCTGTTACTCCCGAAGTACCTAATGTTGGACTAGGATATTTACCAGTTAAATCTCCACCAGCCGCTAATGCTCCGGCAGTACCAGCAGTTAAATTTCCATATACTAAAATATTTTGTAAATGTAAATCTGTATATGTAGAATCAGCAGCATTTCTAATTTCTAATGCAGTTCCAACATCTTTAATTTTAGGTCCACCGGAACCTATTTGAAATGTTGAATTATCTGTTCCTGTATCCGTATTTTGTTCATGTGCTTCACTTGCGGCTGTTGCAATATTAGCAGCAGTTGCACCACCAACAGTAGCCACTGATGGTTTAGGATATGTACCAGATAAATCGCCACCGGCTGTTCCAGCACTTGAAATAACTTTTACCATTGAAACCCCTAAAGAAGTTTCGATAGCTTTTATTTCGGCCGATAATTGATTAGCAACATAACCAAAAATATAACCATAACCAGGAACTCCTGAACCATGAGTTCCGGCAGAAGTACCTATTTGGCCACGACTACATGTTAAACCATTAGTTCCACTTGTACCAGTTGCTAATATAATTTCGTTATCTATAGCAATTAAACATGGTAAATTTTCAAAAACACCGGGAGTATTAAAATAAGCAATACCTGAAGTACTATTTAAATTGGTTGATAAAGGAGAAAATGCATTATCATTAAGAACAGTTAAAATATTATCGGTAACTATACTACTCGGAAATGATGCTGTATTTGGATTCATATTAATTTCCCTGTTCTTTAGCTTTATTCTTTTCTAATTTTCTTCTCTTCAATTCTTCTACAATTTCCAACATTTGCATGGTAGTACCTTCATAAACTTGAGGATTTTGTCCATCGGGTAATTCAGATGGTAATTGTGATGGTGGAACTATATCCTTTTGAACTGCACGAATATCTTTTTGTAATCCCATTAATTCACCAGTTCCTTCTATTAAAACTTTTAATAGAATACCAGCTACTTCATAAGTTCTTGGATGATCACTTTCTTGTGCCAGATCAACAATACCATTAAGTACATCATTACCCTTCATTAATAAATTATGAAGATTTCCACGAGCAAAATCATAATCATCAGTTGCATCTTTAGTTATTTTGGGTGTAGGTTGTTGTTCTGTTCCGGTAATTACTTCTACCAGAGGTTCCTGTTCTTCAAAAGGTAATATATCATCAATTTCAGATTGTGCGATATTTATTGCACTTGAAATTCTTGTAGATATTGGTTTTTTTGGCGGCCGTCCGAGTTTTGTTGGCATATAAACTATTTATCCATTATTCTCACTAACCATAATATCATATGTAGCATTAATTTCTCCGGTATTTGGAGACGCTTGAACATCTACGTTAGCATTATTATCTCCAAGTGCCTCTTGATCCATATAAATTTTAGAATCGGTAATAACAGGACGCATTTTAATAGGTTGATAAATATGTCCTTGTACTTGAAAATCAAATTGCCAACCCATAGTACGCTTATCTTGGAAATTTCCTTGATAAGAATCATCAAGTGTGGAATTCATTAGAGTAACTACAATATCTCGCTTTATATTCATTTCAGGAATATCAATTATAGGAACAACATAATCAGGCCTAAAGAAAGCTATCACTTGTTCTACAATTGCATTTCGATCACTTATAGTACGCGTCTGTAAATACAAAGAAAAATCCATTAATTGAGGTACAGGATTTAATTGTACAAGTGCATATGGTCCATTTCCTGAAGGAGCTACACGATAATTGATGGAAGATAATTTTCTTTTTGGATCATAATGCATTTGTGTTAATTCGTATGCCATTCGTGGTAAAATAATTTGTACATGTCTTTGACGTTCTTCATCACCCGCATGTGGATCTTCAAGTTCTCTTACACTCCACTTCTCCTTGGCTGCTTGGTCAATAGGTACTTTAATTGTTTGAACTTCTCCAGTATTTGGATTTATCCTTTCAAAGGAAACATCATTAAAAATATATCCAAATGCAGTGGTAATTTTCTCTATTGTTTTGAAGTTCCAAATGGGATTATTCAGCATATTAATATTTATAACTATTTGGATTTAATATAAACATCTCCCCAATCTAATTTATTAATATCCAATGAATTTAATATACCAACAATAGCATCATAGTCCATCCAGGGGTACGCAAATTCCGGACCTTCACCATATACAAGAGTATATTCTTTTCCAGAACCCAAATAATTTAAACAAGTAAATGTATTTTTTATTAATTCGGCTGTAAATTCTATAGAAATAATATCAATCAGTTGTTTTAATCCTTGTAATACTGAAAATTCATAACCTTCTACATCAATTTTAATGTAATAAGGTTTACCATATTTGATAATCATATTATCTAATGTATTTGTATGAATATATTGTGGTTCTCTACTCCAAGAATGTTCAGGAAATCTTGTAGTTGCGATAGTAGCAGTAATAAATTCTTGAGACATTGAAGTAATTCCATTTTCAGTTGCTCGCCAAATCGGAGCATCACCAACAGAATAAGATAAAGCCACATTTTCAACTACTATTTTAAATCGGTTTCGAACCAATTCTACTAAATCTGATTGTGGTTCAAATCCTATAACTTGTGCTCCGGCAGTTATATATTGTTGTGCTTTCCGACCAACATTACAACCAACATCAAATACTAATTTATCTTTAAGTAGATCTGTTATTTGCGTATTAACTTTCATTTAATACTCTTTTCGATGTAATAATATATTAGAATCTGTAAATTCACCTACTAACTCAAAATCTGGTAACATTTTTAATAAATCTTCTCTTACAATCTGTCCTTCATACATTTCGTTTGTATATGACTCAATAAAAATCCAATTCGTTTTCTTTAATATTTCGGTTCCACCAAGGACCATTTCTCTTTCTGCACCTTGAATATCTACAAAAAGTAAATCAATTTTATCCAAATTATTAGATTTAGCCAGATCATCCAAAGTAATACACGGGACTGTAATTTCCTTATTAAATTCAATTTCTGGATGATATTTTAAATGTTCTTTAGGAATATGAATAGAACTGGAACGATCCCCTTTATCCGAGACATAAAATGTAGTAGTTCCAGTATAAAATGTAATTGCAGAATTTATTGGAATTATGTTTGGTAATGAACAAATTTTTTCATAATGTTTTTCAAGCGGCTCAACAGCAATATATTTAGAATTTCCCTTACATATATCGGAAAGCCAATATGTATCAGAACCATCACAGACGCCTAATTCTACAATTACAGGATCCGGTATTTCATAAAGAATTTGTTTCAATTGAATTTTATAAGGCTCATCGTTTGGTTTTATTTTATAATCGATATTTTGATGTACACTACGTACAGAAGAAAAATCCATTGAGTCAATATCAACACGTCCACCAGAAAGAAAAATATTATTTAATGCTTTAGAATCACCACCAGCATTACGATTTTTATAATCCGATTGAACAACATTATTTGGAATACCAACCAAACAACTTTGATCCCTATGTGACATTGAAAGTGGTTCTAATTTTGACAATTGATTTTCCAATTGATTTGGTGTTTCATATTCAAGTGACTTCAAATGTTTCAATATTTCACCAGTATTATAAATGTTACCATCAAGAGACCACGTATAATTAAAATCCAATGTACCATATTCTTGTGCTTTATCTTGTGTATAACAATAAGTACAATTTTTACCCAATCTAGTAGAATATACCGCACCAGGTTTTATATAGTTTATTATTGGTAAATCACGATAGAAAATATCATCATCTACCAACATAATAGTAGCCTGTTTATTTATATCAATGGATTTTAATAATGCGTCCTTTAAAGTTCCATCCTGATTTATAAATTTGGCTTTAGGATGATTAATAGCAGTTAAATAATATCCTTTAAAATATTCTTCATCGGAATATTTACAAATAATCATAAGATCTTTTATCCATTTTGCATGTTTATCAATACTATTTAATAACGCATCTAATTGTAATGGACGATCTTTTGAAAATATAACCACATTAATTTTAGAATTTGCTTCTTTCATTCTTTCTTGGTGCCGACGTTTTAATTCTGCATGAAATTTAGCTTCATGCGCTAATGAATATCTAGTATCGCGTTCACCAGGGCCGCGACTTGTAAAATGAAATAAGGGTTCATCAACAACTGCAATTTTATATCCATTTTCAACTACTCGTAACCACAAATCCCAATCTTCATTAACTATTCCTTGTGGTGGTGCAACTACATATCCACCAATTTGTTCAATTACGGAACGTCGTAACATAGAACAACTAAATAACCTATTTCGCCAATATAATCGTTCTATTGTAAATGGAGCATCAGGATATTGAATTCTTCCATCATTCCATCGTAATTGTGTAGTAACTACCGCAACCTCACGGTTATTCATTTTTTCTAAACATCGTTCAATATAAGTAGGCCCAATCCAATCATCAGCATCTAAAGGAACAATAAAATCACAATTAGATGACGTAATACCAACATTTTTATTTGTACCTGCATCACCAGCGGAACTATTATCAATCCAAGTGACTCCCAATTTTTCGGCAATTTCTTTGGAATTATCATTTGATCCACCATCAACTACAATAATTTTATCTGGTTTAATAGTTTGATTTTGTGCGCTTGTAATGGTTCTTTCAAGAGTTTTAGCATAATTATAATTTGGAATTACAACAGCAACAGTGGTTTTTTTATTATTTGAATCAATTTGTATTAATTCTGGTGAAGGTTCGGGTGCTTTAATTGTTTTATATGTATATAACAAATCATTACCGAGTGTTGGAAATTTACAACGAATTTTAAGAGCGATAGTATTAGTAGTATCGTCAGGTTTGATGAATTCAATATTAGGTTCATCTTCTTGATAATAACCACAATATGTTTCCAAATCACGCATTAGGATTGGAATTTTCCAAGATAATGCCTCTATTAAAACAATAGGAAATAATTCAAAAACGGATGAAAAATAAAATAAATCACATGCAGCATAGAAAGCATCTACATCATTACGTTCACCCCAAATAATACAATTATCGGGTTTATTTTTTATTAATGGTTCCCAATATTGTTTAAAATTACCAGCTTGATTACCAACAAAATGAAATTGAATATCTGGAAGTAAACGTGCGACTTCAAATACTTCACTTTGATTTTTACCTGGAGTAAATAATCCAACATTCAAAACATGCCAACGTGTAGGATCTAATCCTAATTTAGATAAAGCGGCCGATCTTTCCGGACGAATATGTGGTTTAGCTTGATACATACCCATGCTCATAGGAACACCGAAATCTTTAAATTTTTCCATATGATATAGACTAACAAATATAAATCTGTCGGGTCTATATCTTTTTTGTTCTGGAGGTACAACACACATACCATGTGTGGTTTCAATTATTTTATATTTCCGTTTAGAATCATAAATCATATTAATGGTTTCATCGGGCATGAAAAATTCTGGAAATTCCTCAATATGAATTACTGCCGGATTAAAATCTTCAATTATTTGTTTTAATTGTAAATGCCTATCGCCAGTCAAAGTATAAAATTTACAAATCTTTTTCATTTTCTTTTTTTGAACATCATAAACAGGAGCAATATCCATATATTCAACAACAGCAACATCGCATCCAGAATTTCGTAAATCCTGAACAGATGAATAAAGATATTCAGGCAATCCTCCAGTTGAACAGTGTGGAGTAATAAAAAGAATTCTATTTGTATCAAATTTTACTTCAGGCATTTTATAAAGGGTATTATTTCGACAACAATCAATTGCATGAATTACCATTTCTGGAGTAATTGACGTTGAACATTCAAGATTTTTATTGTTGGGACATAATCGCCTATTACCACGATCAAAAGAAGCATCTTTATCACTCATACAACCATGACAAACATTTCTATTGATAACACGAAAACAATCTTTCATTTCGACAAATGGTAAAGTTGGTCCGGAAATTATTATTACAGGAACATTTAATCCCCAGGCTAACCAAGAACATCCAGAAGAAACACCAATAAAAAATTCAGCATGTTGAATGTTATTAATTGTTTCTTGAATAGTTTTACCATTCATTTTAATAACATTATTTAATTTAGTTTCTTCACGCGATACAGAAACTACTTTATATCCTTGTCCATTAAGATAATTTACAATTTTTTGCCAACCACCAATATTTAACCACTCTTTACAATCAAATGTAGAAAATTCGGCAAGCGCTACATATTTTTCTTTAAGCGGTCGTGGATTTGTAGAACGGACAATTTTAGTTTTAATTTCCTTATATTCTAATCCTAAAAAATCAGAAGCTACTTGTTGTAATGGTACTGTTCGCCAATTATTTTTATTTTTGGTATAATTATTATCATATACGCCAATTAAATAAGCAGCATAATACCCTTCAAGATTATCAACTCCGGCTTGATGGAAATGTAAATTTGGATATACACTTTCAAAAAGTTGATTGTGAAAAGTTCCTATATGTACTTCACATTGATGAAATTTTCGAAATTCTTCAACATATGGTAACCATGCAACGGTATCACCTAGTGCATTACTATTAAATTGGATCCAAACTTTTTCTCCGGTTGGATTAAAAATATAATCGACTAATTTAACACCATCTTCTTCTATTGAAATTTTCCACTTAATAAAATATTTAAAAAGAGTTTCACACCAATACATATTTTCAGTTTCTTTATTGATATCTAATTGATAAATTAAAGAATCACTGATAGAATCAATAAAAGTCACATGATATTTTGCATGTATATTTCCATGTATTTCTAATCTTGCACCATCAAGAAAACTTATATGTAATGTATTTCCTTTTGGTGTTGCTGAATCAATATTAATAGCTGTCATTTTATTCATTACAACAGGCACATTTTCAGGTACTTCATCCATCCCAATAATTCGATCCATTTTAAAACTTTCTCCCTCACTATAATTTATATGTTACGATTTTTGTTTAAACTGTTTTGATTAGCGAAACCCTTTCGTTCCGATCCGGCGACACTTAATTTGTTATTACCGTCCAACCCGCCGCTAC